CCTGAGCGGTCCGAGATCGCGGAGAAGGTCATCAAGGCGATGGACTCGGGCATGAGCTGCTTTAAGGCTTGTCAGCAGGCCGGCGTTCCGATGCCTACGTTCATGCTGTGGGTTGGGCAGGATGCGGAGCTGGCCGACAGGTACGCGCAGGCGCGCGAGAACTTCGTCGAGCGCATCGCTCAAGAGGTCATGGAGTTATCCGACGTCGATGTCGGAGAAACCCCAGATGGCCGTAAAGACTGGGCCGCTGTGCAAAAGCACAAACTTCAGGTAGATACTCGCAAGTGGCTGTTATCGAAACTCGCGCCGAAGAAATACGGCGAGAAAATCGAGATCAGCGGCGACAAGGAATCTCCGCTGGTGCATCGCATCGAGCGCGTGGTGGTTAAGTGACAACCCTGCGCATCGAAACCCCGGAGTGGGCGCTGCCGCTGCTGGGCCAGGCGCGGTACAAGGGCGCTCACGGCGGCCGAGGCTCTGGCAAGTCTCACCTGTTCGCAGAGATGCTGATCGAGGCCCACATCATGGACCCGACCAGCCGCAGCGTCTGCGTGCGCGAGGTGCAGAAGTCCCTGAGCCAGTCAGTGAAGCGCCTGCTGGAACTGAAGATCGAGGCGCTGAACGCGGGCGCTTACTTCGAGGTGCAAGAGGCCGTGATCAAGTCCAAGCGCGGCGACGGGCTGATCATCTTCCAGGGCATGCAGAACCACACAGCGGACTCGATCAAGTCCCTGGAAGGCTATGACCGCGCCTGGGTCGAGGAAGCGCAGAGCCTGAGCCAGCGCAGCCTGGACCTGCTGCGGCCGACGATCCGCAAGCCGGACTCGGAACTGTGGTTCACCTGGAACCCGAGCCAGGACTCCGACCCGGTTGACCAGCTGCTGCGCGGCCCGAAGCCGCCGCCTGACGCCATGGTGGTCGAGGTGAACTTCGAGCAGAACCCGTGGTTTCCTGACGTCCTGCGGGCCGAGATGGAATATGACCGTGGCCGAGACCCGGACAAGTACGCGCACGTCTGGCGTGGAGGCTACCTAAGCAACAGCACAGCCCGCGTGTTCCAGAACTGGCGCGTCGAGGACTTCGACTCCCCGAAGGACGCGATCCACCGCCTGGGCGCCGACTGGGGCTTTGCCACCGACCCCACGGTGCTGGTGCGCTGCCACGTTGTCGGCCGCACGCTCTACATCGACCACGAAGCCTACATGGTGGGCTGCGAGATCATGAACACGCCAGACCTGTTCATGACCGTGCCAGAGGCCGAGAGATGGCCCATGGTGGCCGACAGCTCGAGGCCTGAGACCATCAGCCACATGCGCAGGCACGGTTTCCCAAAGATCCTGTCAGCCGTCAAAGGCCCGCGCAGCGTCGAGGAGGGCGTCGAATGGCTGAAGTCCTATGACATCGTGGTGCACCCGCGCTGCCTGCACACAATTGACGAGCTGACGCACTACTCGTATAAGAGCGATCCGCTGACCGGCCAGATCCTGCCGGTGCTGCAGGACAAGCACAATCACGTCATCGACGCTTTGAGGTACGCTTGCGAAGGCATGAGGCGTGCAGCAGCCGTCACTCGGCAGGTCTCAGCAGTGCCATTGCCTACTGTCAGCCGCTGGTAGCATAATCCAGCAAGGAAATCAATCGGAGCCAGCATGGCGCGCATATCCACCGAGCAGAGGCTCATGAACCTGCATCAGGAAGCGCTGCGGCAGTTCAACGACATTCAGACCGCCTTGCGCGACGAGCGCCTGCAGTGCTTGCAGGACCGCCGTTTCTACAGCCTGGCCGGCAGCCAGTGGGAAGGCCCGCTGCGCGACATCTACGAGAACAAGCCGCGCATGGAGGTGAACAAGGTTCACCTGAGCGTCATCCGCATCATCAACGAGTATCGCGCCAACCGCGTGACGGTGGACTTCACGCCGAAGGACGGCGGCGGCCCGGAGGCCGACAAGCTGGCCGAGACCTGCGACGCCCTGTACCGTGCCGACGAGCAGGACAGCGTGGCCGATGAGGCCTACGACAACGCCTTCGAGGAGGCTGTGGGCGGCGGCATTGGGGCGTGGCGCCTGCGCACCGTCTACGAGGACGAGGGCGACCCTGACAACGAGCGCCAGCGCATCCGCATTGAGCCGATCTTCGACGCGGACTCCAGCGTCTACTTCGACCTGAACGCCAAGCGCCAGGACAAGTCCGACGCCAGGTTCGCGTTCGTGGTCTCCAGCATGACGCGGGCCAGCTACATCGCGGAGTTTGGGGACGACCCGACCGACTGGCCGAAGATCGTGCACCAGTACGAATTCGACTGGCAGACGCCGGACGTTGTGTTCGTGGCGCAGTACTTCAAGGTTGAGGACGTCACCGAGACCATCCGCGTGTTCCGGGCCATTGACGGCACCGAGGAGAAATACCGCCAGAGCGAGTTCGACGCCGACGAGACGCTTGAGGACACGCTGGCCGCCATTGGCAGCGTTGAGGTTCGGCAGCGCAAGATCAAGCGCAAGCGCGTGCGCAAGTACCTGATGAGCGGTGGCAAGGTGCTCGAGGACTCCGGGTTCATCGCAGGCGAGTGCATCCCGGTGATCCCGAACTACGGCAAGCGCTGGTTCGTGGACAACGTGGAGCGGTGCATGGGCCACGTGCGCCTGGCCAAGGACAGCCAGCGCCTGAAGAACATGCAGCTCTCGAAGCTGGCGGAAATCTCTGCGCTGTCCAGCGTTGAAAAGCCCATCCTGCTGCCTGAGCAGGTCGCCGGCCACCAGGTGATGTGGGCCGACGACAACCTCAAGAACTACCCGTATCTGCTGGTCAACCCGATCAGCGGGCCTGACGGAAGCCAGCAGGCATCTGGGCCGGTGGCGTACACCAAGAGCCCGACGATCCCGCCTGCGATGGCCGCGCTGCTGCAGATCACAGAGTCCGACATGCAGGAGATTCTTGGCGCCTCGCAGCAGGCCGACAAGATGGTCTCGAACACTTCCGGCAAGGCCGTGGAGTTGATCCAGACGCGCCTGGACATGCAGACCTTCATCTACATGAGCAACTTCGCCAAGGCCATGAAGCGCTGCGGCGAGGTGTGGCTTTCCATGGCCCGCGAGGTCTACGTCGAGGAAGGCCGCAAGATGAAGGGCATTAGCCCCAACGGCGATCCGATGCAGATCGAGCTGATGAAGCCGATGGTCACCGATACCGGCGAGATGGCGCTGTCGAATGATCTCAGCGGCGCAAAGCTGGACGTCAACGTCGAAGTCGGCCCCAGCAGCAGCAGCAAGCGCGCAGCCACGGTGCGGGCGCTGACGGGCATGATGGCCATCACGCAAGATGCCGAGACGCAGCAAGTCCTGCAGGCGATGGCCATGATGAACATGGAAGGCGAGGGCATCGGCGACGTGAGGGATTACTTCCGCATGCGCCTGGTGAAGATGGGCGTCATCAAGCCGACTGACGAGGAAGCCGAAGAGATGATGATCGAGCTGCAGGGCCAGCCGCAAGACCCGAACGCGGTGTTCCTGCAGGCTGCGGCCGAGGAGGCCCAGGCCAAGGCTGCCAAGGCCCGCGCCGATGTGGTCAACACGGTGGCCGACGCCGAACTGACGCAGGCAAAGACGGCCGAGATCATGGTCAAGATCGGAGGCGAGGTTGAGGGTGCGATGCAGCCGCAATCCACGCCAGAGCCGGCTGCGCCGCAGATTGATCCGTTCGAAGCAGCCAAGCGCGAACTGGAACTCGAAAACATGCGGATGGACAATGCCGCGAAGTTCGCATCCTTGGCTAAGGCACTCAAGCAGCAGCAAGCCGAGGAAGAATCCGGCAGCGAAGAAGAATCGATCGCCGATGAGTCCGATGATAAAGTCAGCGAAACCCTGGGCGAACTGAAGTCCATGGTTGAATCGTTGGCCAGGCAGGTCGCGGACATGAGGCCGCAGCAGCCGATCATCGTGTCTACGGGCGGCGGCGGGAAGAAGATCCAGATCACCAAGACCTCCACCGGGTTCTCCGGTGAGGTTGTCAACGAAGACTGAAAGGGCCTGAACCATGTCCATGACCAACGCCGCCGAAGAGGCATTCCTCGACCTCCTGTTCCTGAACGTCGACTGGGCCAACATCGGCGACGCTGCCGGCCTGCAGAACAGCGCCACGGCGGGTTCGTTTTACATCTCGCTGCACAGCGCAGACCCTGGAGAGGCGGGCAACCAGAGCACCAACGAGATCAGCTACACCGGCTACGCCCGCGTGGCTGTGAACC